CCAAGGCCACGCGGGAGGCCGCTGCCGCTGCCGGCTCTGCCACGGCGTCAAAGGAAAGCGCTGCAGCGGCTGCTGCATCCGCCACGAAGGCGGGGCAGTCTGCCGGCACGGCCACGGAACAGGCAAGCGCAGCGGAAAGTGCGCGGGCCGCTGCCGAGAGCGCCAGCGCGAGCGCATCCGCGAGTGCAAAAAGCGCTGCCGATGCCGCTAAAACCGCCGGCGATGCGGCGACAAAGGTCATCAAAGAGGGCGTGGCCGAGAAGCTGACCGAGATGCAGGGCATCCAGGAGGATGTCAAGGCCCGCCAGCAGGATGTGACCGAAAAGCAGGCCGATGTCACCGCCAACGTGGAGCTGGCGCGGCAGGCCGCGCTGAGCAACGGCTACATGCAGATGGGCGTTGACCCCGACACGGGGCATCTGATGTACACGCGCACGACCAATCTGAAAGATAAGATTGATTTTGCTATTGTCAATGACACGAATTTGGAGGTACAGATTCATGGCTGATAGTTCTGTTTTTACCACCGATCTGGGCGCTGTGACCGCCTACGCCGATGCCAAGGCGCACGGCTACACCGGCACCCGTGAGGAGTTCGCCACGCTGCTGGCGAACGCGGGCAACAATCTGGCCGAGGCGAACGCGGCCAAGGCTGCCGCACAGGCCAGTGCCACGCAGGCGGGCCAGAGCGCTACTGCTGCCGCTGCATCGGCCAAGGCCGCCGCGTCTGCCGTTGGTGCTACGTTCTACGGCGTGGAGTTCACCGGCAGCCCCTCGGCAGGGACGCGCACCGGCGCTGCCGCTGATTTTGTGTTCACCCCTGGCACCGATACCAGCGCCGGGCAGAATGACTTTGACGGGGTGTATCCCTGGGCAGGGATGCGGCGCTGCTGCTGCACGCTGAACGCGGACGGCACGGTCACGGTCAACGCCTACAAGGGCCAGCCCGGCTACATTGAGGATGGCACCAACGGTGAGGTGCTGGTTGAGGTGCCGCTGTTCTATGTCTCCGGCATGCTGGATGTCAATCCGCGCGTGTCGGCGGTGCCGATGCCGGGATTCCGCGCACCGAAGAAGTTCCAAAACGCGGACGGCTCCCTCAAGCAAAAGTGCTACCTGCCCGCCTTCCCGGGCAGCATCGGCGCGGACGGCAAGCTGCACAGCATTGCGGGCGTTGTCAGCACCGGCAACAAGACGATCTCGCAGTTTTTGGCTGCGGCGCGGCTTTGGGGCGAGACTTACAGCATCGGCACAAGCGCCGATTTTGAGGTACTGGCCTACTTGATGATCGTGGCCTACGGCACCCGCAACGTACAGGCAAAGATGCGCGGCGTCTCCAACCTGTACACCACCAACATCGCCGTGACCGGCGCGCTGACCTCCGAGGCCGCCGTTATCGTTGCCAAGGGTGCGCTGGAGGTCGGCAATGTCATCTCCATCGGCACCGGCAGCGAGGATGAGAGCATTGCCAAGCGCCGCATCGTCACTGCTGTAGAGGCTATTGACGGCGACAGCGCCAATGTCAAGGTCAGTTTTGACGGTGATGCGGTCACTACGACCACCGCGCACAAGGTCTGGCGCATCATGGAGGCCACCGGCACGGCTAACAGCGTTATCTCCACCTGCGGCAGCCCCGTCAGCAACACCGACGGCAAACACAGCTTTGTGTTTTATGGCGTGGAAAATCCGCTGTACGGCAATCAGTGGCGCATGGAGTGCGACTGGAAACTGATTGACGGCGTCCCCTACTACTGCGACGATCCGACTAAGTACCAGTGGAGCAGCGCTAACGACTACATCAAGCTGGATACGCTGACCCTGCCCGGTGAGGGCTGGGCAAAGAACCTCCAAGCGGATGAGCGCGTTCCCCAGTTGCAAATCACCAAAGAGGTCGGCGGCAGTTCGTCCACCTATCTGGCCGACTATTTCTACATCAACAAGAGCGGCACCCGCCTCGTGCTGCGCGGCGGCAGCTCCAACCACGGGGATCGAGTCGGCGCATTCGTCGTCCACCTCAACCGCGATGCCTCGTTGTCGTGGTGGAACAGTTCGGCGGACCTTTCTTTGGCTGCAATCCTTGCGGATTGTAGGCGACCTTTACAGCGAGACCGGGATGCCTTAGCCCTAGCTAAAAATTGGCCCATCCGGCAGCCCTAGTAGACGCGCCAGCGGACGAACCGGCTGGAGGCCAAAGAAAGACTATAAAATGCCTAAGCGCATCGGAAATTTAAAGCCGGTCATGGTTGACCGGGAATTTATACGGAGGTGTATGGTAGATCATGCGAAAAAGAGGATGCACGACCCGACCACGCTGCCCGCCTTGACGCACATTGAGGCGTGCATCGACCAGGTGCAGCACTGGATTATCTACGGCGGCTGGACGCCCAGCGAACCGATACACACCCAGCACTATGAGCCGAGTAACGGCAAGCTGCGGGACATTGACTATGTGCCGTACTGGCCGGACGGGGTCATGCACTGGGTACTGATTGAGGCGATCTATGACGTGGTCGTGCCTAAGATGGACCCCTACTGCATAGCGGGCATCAAGGGCCGAGGGCCGCACAGCGCCGCCAAACAAGTGGCGCGGTGGATGAAAACGGACCGCGCTGGGATGAAGTACGGCGCAGAGTTGGACATACACCATTGCTTCCCCGAAAGCGACCACGATTTTATAGAGTACGGCTATAGGCAGCTGATAAAAGATAAATACTGGCTGCGTATGGCTGACGCCGTCGTGGACAGTTTTCCCAACGGCTTGCCGATTGGATATGTGACGTCGCACTGGTTCCAAAATCTTGCCATGACGGCGTTTGACCGCTATGTGCGGGGTCTGGACGGCGTGGAGCATTATTATCGCTATGTTGACAACGTTCATCTGTACGGCCCAAACAAGCGAAAGCTGCACCGCGCCCTGGAGGCTGCAATGGAGTGGTTGGCGGCGGCTGACTACGCTTGCAATACCTGCTGGCAGGTCTACCGCACCGACTACATAGACGCCGACGGCAAGCACCGAGGCCGCGCCCTAGATGGGCTGGGTTTTGTGATTTACTGCGACCACACGATCTACCGCAAGCGCACCACGCGGCGGCTGATCCGGCTGTGTCTCAACATCAAGGCCCGCCCGCATGGTGTGCCGACGCCGCATCAAGCCAGGCAGGCCGCGTGTCGCATCGGCCAGCTGAAACACGCTAATATGCACCGATTCCGCGTGAAATACGTGGACGGCGTGATAAGCTACCGGAAAATCAGAAAGGTGGTAAAAGATGCTTAAATGTGAGTGCAATGAGAGGCACGCCCGTCTGGAGTGCGAGCCGCTGCCCAACGGTCTGACGTTGGTGAGGGTGTACGAGGACGAGCAGGAAGTCACCCGCGAGGCTGTGTCCAACATGGACACGCCCTGGCACGGGTACAGCTATACGACATACGAGACGGTCACACAGGTGCCCGATGGGCAGGTTGACGTTGACGCCTGGGCCGCGCTGGTCAAGCAGGCCGACCATGACGCTGCTGCCGCTGCCGTGCGCGCCGAGCGGGACAAGCTGATCGCCGTCACGGACTGGACTGTGCTTGGCGATGCAAAGACGGTCAAGGCTGACTGGAAAACCTACCGCCAGGCGCTGCGGGATGTGCCGGAGCAGGCGGGCTTCCCCTACGCGGTGGTGTGGCCGATGCCGCCGGTGGAAGGATGAGCGAGGAAGCGGATTTACTGGCGCGTGTGATGCTTGTGCTGTGGGACTACCGCGAGGCCATACCGGCCGCGCGGGATCTGCTGGATGAGTATGAGGCGCTGGTGATGGATACAGATGAGGTAATACAATGAGACTATCTAATGGAGAGGTCCTGCTGCACTGGCCGCTGGACATTCATGTGCTGACGCAAGGGTGGTATTACAATGACGGCAGTTTGCACCAGGCCGTTGACCTGCGCACCCAGATTGACAACATGTATATCCGCCCGGTCTATGCCGCCGAGGACGGCACCGTGGATCAGACCCAGGACTGGGACGGACACACGCGGACGGGTATGCAGAGTTATGGCAACATGGTGCGTATCAGACACGCCGACTACAAGAGCAAGACCTTGCAGACACGGTACGCTCACCTGTCCAGCTATTGCGTCAAGTACGGCCAGAGGGTCAAAGAGGGTGAGATCATCGGCTACAGCGGCGTGACCGGCAATGTGTTCGGCGCACACCTGCATTTTGAGGTCATCCTGGGCGGCAAGCGCACCAACCCGCTGGTGTGGCTGAACAACGACTTCACCACGGCAAGCGGGCAGGTGTTTACTTACCGCGCCGGTGAGCACGCTGTACGGCAGCCCGAGCAGGCCGCCAGCGGCGCGCAGACGGCCCAGAACGGCACCGGCAAGCTGCAGGTCATCACGGTAGGGCCGGTCTCGCAGGGCGATGCAGACGCCGTCTTTGCCGTGTGCCAGAGCCGCGGCCTGACCGATGCCGGGCTGTATAAAAGCGAATGGGTCTGAGGTGGTGCCAATGGAGCAGATTATAATCGCGCTCATCACGGCAGGGCTGGGCCTGGTGGGCGTGATGATCACGAACTACTTCAACAACAAAAGCCTGAGCGACAAGGTCACCCACCAGCTGGAGGTTGCGCAGGCTGTAACGGACACCAAGATCGAGGAGCTGACGCGCGAGGTGCGGATGCACAACAATTTTGCCCAGAAGATTCCGGTGTTGGAGGAGAAAATGTCCGTTGCCAACCACCGCATTGAGGATTTGGAACGGCATGAAGAAAATGGAGGGAGAATCTAATGCAGGATTTTTGGAAGAACGTGGCCGCGCTCATCAAAGTCAAGACCATCGTGACGCTGATTGTTGTGACCGTCTTTGCTGTGCTGGCCCTGCGCGGGGGCTTGCAGCCTGATACCGTGATGACAATCGTGACAATGGTTATCGCGTTCTACTTCGGCACCCAGAGCGAGGGCAAGGGCGGCGGTAAATAATAAAGCAATAAAGCGGCGGGCATCCCATCGAGGGCGGCTCGCCGCTTTTGTGTCCACCCTGGACACGGATTTTATACGACCTTTTTACGACCTTAGTCTTTTTTACGGCCATTTTACGGCCCATTTTCTTGCAGTATCTTACACTATTTTGCACTATCACACAAACGAAAAACCGCGATACATCAACCTTTGCAGGCTGTATCGCGGTTTTTACGTTGGCGGAGTAAGAGAGATTTGAACTCTTAAAAAACAACGCCCAAGCGCCAAACAACCAGCCCATGCGAACATATTACGACTATTATTGAGCGCTTCCTCTTACAGATGCTTTCTGCATTCTTCTAGTTCTGTGCTATAATTATTAACTACAATTATTGATTGGTGAAATAGTTGTTGAGTATGTCGGCAGCCTCATCAACGGCGCTTGTTTTCGCCTCGGCGTACCAGCGTTGCGTTGTGAGGATGTCGGCGTGGCCCATCAATTCTTTAGCGACCTGGGGGCTGATGCCGCACTGGACCAACGTGCTGGCGAACTCGTGCCGCAACTGATGGGCGGTGAAATCCGGCTCCATGACCGTCTTATACAAGACCTCGCCGGTCTTTGAGGTCTTGCCGGTTTTGTAGCGCTTGCCGCTGTCATGGATGCGCCCGATGGCCGCGCAGTATTGCAGCCAAGCGTTTTGATAACGGCTTTTTGTCATAGGCCGCGCGCCGCCGAACAGAAAAGCGTCGTCAGCCAGATCGTCCAGACGGCTGCCGAGCGCGTCCTGCAAGGGCTTTAGGATCGGCACTGTGCGATAGGCGTTGTCTGTTTTTAAATCCTCAATTTCCGGGTGGTTGTTGTGCCAAACCACCTGTTTACAGACTTTGATCTCGCCGTCGGCGAGGTCCTTTTTCTGCAAGGCCATGACCTCACCCAGGCGCAAGCCCGCATACATCATTATTGCCGGGCAGAGACCGAACCCATCCGGGTGCGCTTTGACGTCGGCCACCTCTTGATCTGTGGGGGCGCGCCGCTTTTTCTGGGGTAGGCCCTGGGGCAACTTTAACAGTGTGCAGGGGTTGGTGTCACCGTGCATCTCGGCGCACCAATACTGCCATATCAGCGACAACACAGACTTTTGCCCGGCGATGCTCTTATAAGCATAGCCTTGGGCGGCCATGTGTGTCAGCTGGCGGTTGATGTCGGTGCTGCTGATCTCACGCATCCCCTGCTGGCCGAACCAATCTTTAGCAACCTCTACTTTGTGGCGGTAGCCCCGGCGGGAGCCATATCTGATTGACGGCTCTTTGACCCGCCAGAAAGCCTCGGCCACATCGCCAAACGGATCTCCTTTTTCCTTGCGGACGGACGCCTCCACAACAGCGGCGTCAATCTTTGCCTGTACCTCTTTGAGAGTGCGGCCATAGAAATGACGCTTTTTCCCGTTGATGATCCGGCAGCGCTCAACCAGGCCGTCGGCGCGCTTTGCTACTTTTGGCATACTGTACAACCTCCATATAGATACACTTTGACAAGCGTGGCCTGAGGTGGTACAATACAGATTGTCGGGTCGGTATTGTGTCTCCACGGACACGCTGATCTATAACGTCTACGGTGCGCCAACACCGTGGGCGTTTTTTATTTACGGATAACCTCAACGCCATCAATGGCGAGATTGGAGACATGCCATTGCTCCGCATCGCTGTCATACACAGCCAGGCCGTCAATGGAATGATCCACATAGATGCCGCTATCATTTGCAATCTGGGCGGTGCAGGACGCTGCATAGCTGTCGTTTGCATAGCGAACTTGCCACTCATCCAAATCTGGCCACTTGACATCACCTTTTATATAATTATTTTCTGCCACATATTTCACAGACAGCGCGGCCATTTGTTCCGGTGTGTACTGCTTTTTGGGCTGGATTGACAGGGCAACGAGCAGCACGACCAACAGTGCGGCGACGATGATGCCCAGAACCTTTACTTGTTTTCTGTCCTTTTCTGTCCATGCGGCTGCCATAGTAATCCTCCTCACAGATTGCGGCAGAGACCAACGGCCTTGCCCTCAATGGTGATGTCGTTCATTGCCTCGCCTATGCGGATGATGGTGGGAAAGGCGGGGTTTTCGGCGCGCAGTTCGATGTGATCCCCAAAAATGAACACGCGCTTTAGTGTGGCCTCGCCGTCGATCAGGACGGCGGCGATCTGGCCGTTCTCTACCATCGGCTGGCTGTGTATCGCCACAATGTCGCTGTCCTTAATTTTAGGCTCCATGCTGTCCCCTTGGCAAAGCAGCGTAAAGTCGGCGTGCCACGCGCTGGGAACCTCATCATAGGCGTCAATGTTCTCCTCGGCTGTGATAGGCTCCCCACACGCGATCTGCCCGACGCGCGGCACGCGATCACGCTTAGGCAAGGGCTGGAACCCGGCGGGGATGGGAGGTTTATTTTCCGATTCCCACCCCATGAGGTAGGCCGGTGAAGAATTAAGCGCCCGCGCAACTTTCTTTAGTATGTCGGCAGGAACCTTTTCAATATCGCCTTTTTCGTATCGGTAAATTGTCGCTGGGGAAAGATTCACTTTTTCGGCAAGCTGTTCAGCTGACATGCTCAACTCTTTGCGCCGACATTTTATACGTTCACCTGTTGTCATGTTGCGCCTCCTATGTGATAAGAATACACTAATACTTGCAAATTTGCAAGTATATTTCACAAAAAATCTTGCAAATATGCAATAAAACACTTGACTTGCATTATTGCGAGTGCTATTATAATGACAAACCCGCAATAATGCGAGTTCGGAGGTGAGATTACAGATGACTGATAAAATGCAGATGTTGAAACAGAAAATCAGCGCCGCCAATTTGACGGTGGATGAACTCGCAATCCAAATCGGCATGAACCCCAGCACATTTTACCGCAAAACCAAGAGCGGTGTGGATGCGTTCACCGTTGGCGAGATGCACAGTCTGGTTGACGCATTAAAGCTGTCTGGTAAAGAGGCAAAAGATATTTTTTTAAGTTAATTCTCGCATTTTTGCGAGAAACGGCAATGTGTCCACCCTGGACACAATCAGGAGATGAACCCCGTGAACAACGACGAAAAAAAGCGCCGCGAACGGCGCATTGAATTGGCTAATAATTTAACGCTGGCCGCTGTTGTTATTACAGCAATCATCAATACTGTAGCAGTTATTTTAAAAATAGTGTGATCGTCCCGGTTAAAGCTCCCCAAACAGCAATTGCAAAAGTCACCCATGCCCGGAGCTCCTTCCAATCATAACGGTGGCGCTCCTCGTATGCCTCTGCGGCGGGGTTGGTTAAGGTGACGATGGTTTTCTCATCCATTTCACAATCAGAGAAGTCCAGCATCCCAACTCCGGCATCTTCCTGCAAGGTGAGATAATCCGAGATTCCCGTGGCGGTCAGTATTTCGGGCAGGGTGCGGTATCTCCGCACGGCCTTAAAGATTTTGTACTGATTATCAGTCAATTTACACACGCCCTTTCTGCCCCGATTGTACCACACCGAGCAGGTACAAGCAACAGCGTGTCAACATTGGACACAAGGAGGACTCTACTATGGCAAGAGAAAAAGACGGCTACCGGGACGCGCTGGAGCGCATCCGGCACGAGGCCGCTGGCGAGATGGTGACAGTGGCCGAGGCCGCGCACATCGTCTACGGCACCGATCCCCAGGCGGCCCGCAAGGTCTGCCGCAATATGCACGGCTGGACCGGCCAGGGCCGTGACAAGCGCATCCCGGCCACCGCGCTGGCGAGGCAAATTTGCTGATGACGACGGAGGATCTGGCCTGGGTACAATCAAGACTTAGGAACTGCACCAACGCCCGCCGCCAGCTGAGAATCTGCGCCGAATGTCTGAGCGTAGCCGAGGACATCCTGCTGGAGCGCCTGGGCTATACAAGCCTTGACACATTCCGCGCGGCGCACCCTCAAAACAAGCAACCCGTCGGCCCGTCTGTTGAGCGCATCTGCAACCCTGTGCCGCCGGAGGTGATGCTGGAAAGCATCCTGTACTACTACGGCGGCGCGCGGATCAGCAGCGTGTGCAGGATGATGGGCTACACTCAGACCGTGACGCCGGAGGCAATCCGACATAGAGTGTGCAGCTGGAAGAAGAAACACCCGGCGCTTGCCGCCGGTATGCCGCGCAAGCGGCCAAAACCGAAAAAGGAGACCAAGCTCATGAAAATGACCTATGATGAGGCGGGGCTGCCCGCCTACGCCTACGCCCGCAGCCGCTACACTAACAACATCGTCCGCATCGTGCGCGGGGAGCGCGCCCTGTTCGGTGTGGTGGAGCAAGAGGCCGTGGACACACTGAACGAGGCTGCGGGCGTCAGCCGCGCCCAGGCTGCTGCTATGTACGGCGGGGCCGTGTGCGGCTGGGACAGCCCGATGGCCGACCCCAACAACTACAATGAGGCCGGTGTCTACATCGGCCCGGAAATGGAGGATAAACATGGAGAAGAATGAGACCCCCAAAAACCTCGCCCTGCTGACGGCTGACGAGGTCACGCTCAGCATCCTGGAGGTGGACGCCGAGGGCGTGCGCATCAAGCTGTGGCCGGATGTCAACGCCGTGCGCGCCCATCTGGAGGAGTGCTGTGAGCGTATGCCCGGCGGGCTGGCGGGCTACAGTGTGCGGCACTACGTTTGCGGGCGGTATATGTACTGCGCCGTGGCCCTGGCCGACATCACAAAGGATGCCCCCTGCCCCAGCACCTACCGCGTGAGCACCGATGCGCCCACCAATGAGGCAGACGGCAGCTTTTTGGCCGCTGCCGCCGCCTGGAGCATCGGCGAGGGGGTGCTGAATCTGCCGCCGCTGCGCATCCCGGCCAGCAAGGTCCACATCGTTCCCCAGGGCAAGCCCGGCACCAACATCATTGAGCGCTATGTTCTGGACGATGCCCTCACTCTGGACGACATCACCTACAACGGTGACGGCAGCGTGGCATCGCTGAGGGTGCGCAAGCGTGATGGGAGCGTGATCACATGGCAAGCCAGCTGATCGCCCATGTGGCCGCGTGGTACATCCCAACGGGCCAGCCCTTAGTCAACGACATGGACGGGCTGACGATTGACGGTGCGTATCGCCTGGAGGCCCAGCGGATGCACGCCGAACTGGAGCGCCGCGCGCGGGGGCAGCCCCTATGCGTGGAGATCGACATCCGCCCGGTGAAGAACAAGCGCACACTGGATCAGAACCGCCTCATGTGGGCGCTGCTGAACAGGCTGGCGCTGGCGTTGAGCGGCGGCACCCCCGGCGGGGTGACCGCCGAACAGTGCTATCTGGACTTGCTGGGCGAGTTCGGCGCGGAGGTGGAGACCTGGCGCGTGCCGGTCAAGGCCCTGCCCGCCCTGCGCAACACATACCGCGTTGTGCAGATGGTGGAGCTGCTGGACGATGGCTATTGTATGGCCCGCCTCGGTCTGGGCAGCAGCAGCTTTGACCGGCAGCAGATGCACGACTTCATCGAACGAATCTTTGACCGGCTGGCCGAGGCCGGTGTTGACGATGCCGAAACTACCGAGCAATACCGAGACTGGAGGCGTGCCGATGGATTGCATTAAGTGCAACAGCAGCCAGGTGCGCGTCATCGACACCCGAGCCAAGGGGACCCGGCGGTATACCGCCGCCGCGTCTGCATGATGTGCGGCTGCCGCTGGACGACGGTGGAGCTGCCTGTTGGTGATGTGCGCCAGGCGGTGGATGCCGTCAACGGACAGGAGGAGCGCCGTGGCAAAAAGCATACTGCAAAGCGATAAAGAGTGCTACCTGTGCCGCAAGCGCTACAATCTGCGCACCACGCGCGGCCTGGAGGAGCATCACATCCTATTCGGACGCGGGCGGCGCGAGTTGTCTGAGCGGTACGGCCTCAAGGTCTGGTTGTGCCACAACCATCACAATGAGCCGCCCTTGGGCGTCCATTTTGACCCCACCGCCCGGCGGGAGTTGGAACAGGCGGCACAATTTGCCTTTGATAATCTCCACGGCCCCGGAAGCTTTGCCAGGGTGTTCGGAGAAGAAATTTAGGAGGATACCAATGCCCCAGATCGTAAACAAAAAGAGTGTGCTGGAGATGGCGATGGGCGCGATTGCCGAGATCACCGACTACGAGGTGGAGCGGGTCGTGGCGAATATCATGGACCCCAACACCGCGGCAACGGCCAAGCGCAAGATCACCATCACACTGACCTTTGCACCAGATGACTACCGCCAGCAGATCGGCATGGATGCGCAGGCAAAGACCACCCTCGCGCCGATCCAGCCGGTGCGCACATCCCTGTGCATTACCAAGGCGCGGGACGGCAGCCTGCTGCTGGCCGAGATGACGCCGCAGGTCCCCGGACAGGTGGACATGGACGGCGATGAATCCCCCGTACCGGCTATGGCTCGCGTAGGCCGTGCCGGATACTGACACAGAAAGGACAAGACAATGGAAAACAGCTTTTTGAAGGATGCTATTGACCGCATTGTGGAGTTGGCAAAGCCCTTTGCTTTGGAGACGCACGGCGGGCATCAGTTCTGCTCCGCCCGCCTGCACGAGGTCAAGCCGGAGGTTGAACTCCCGGAACGGTACTCGGTGGATACTCTGGAGGCGCTGGTCAAGCTGATCCGCACCGAGGGTATCGACCACTCGCCCCGGCTGTATGTGCGTGTGGACAGCGCCCGGCGGGTCATGGTGGATACTACGTACACGCACAAAGAATACGCAGAGTTCAGCCGCCTGCCGCTGTATGAGGCCGTGAGCGATGTGCCGAGCATTTCCGTCAACCAGAGCATCAGTCAGGAGAAGGCCATCGTGGAGCTGCAGAGCCTGTATGCCGTCACCACTGACCGTGACTATCTGCTGGCGCTGCTGAGCCGCATCGACGTGAATCAGGGCGTGTCCAGTGTGGACAACGGGATCAGTCAGGAGGTCAGCGTCAAGACCGGCGCGGTGCTGAAGGAGCAGCAGACGGTGCAGCCCATCGTCCATCTGCAGCCCTACCGCACTTTCCTTGAGGTCGAGCAGCCCGCCAGCGACTTCCTGCTGCGCCTTAACAAAGAAGGCCACCCGGCGCTGTACGAGGCTGACGGCGGCGCGTGGAAGCTGGAGGCCAAGCGCAATATTGCCGCCTATCTGGGCGAGAAGCTGGCCGATCTGGTGGAGCGCGGCAGTGTGGTGGTGATGATCTGATGCTGAATATCTGTGCATTGCAGGGCCGCCTCGCCCGTGACCCAGAGCTGCGCCAGACGACCACCGGCAAGCAAGTGGCGACGTTCACCCTGGCTGTGGATCGCGGGCGCAAGGACGCCAACGGCAAGAGCGTGGCGGACTGGATTCCCGTCATTGCATGGGAGCGTGCCGCCGAGTTTGCCTATAAATGGCTCACTAAGGGCCAGATGGTAGCGTTGGACGGACGGCTCCAGAGCCGCACCTACACAGCCAAGGACGGCACCAACCGCACCGTGCTGGAGGTCGTCGCCAACAATATCAACTTTTGCGGCAGCAAAGCGGACAACGCAGGGGCTCTTTCAGCTCTCACTGAGGGGCCCAGAGTGGGCGCGCCCGCACCGGAGTACAGCCGCGGGCCGGGCGACGACTTCGCCATGATTGAGGATGAGGGCGATCTGCCGTTTTAACCGCTGAAAACTGAAAAAAGACCTTACAGGGATGCGCCGAAAAGAGCGCGGCTCACCCCTGTATTAAGGTCAGCCATTTTTAGGAGCTTGAAGATGGAAACACCGAATTTTTACGCAACGCTCCCCGCCGCTGTGCGGTACGACAAGAACCTAAAGCCCAGCGAAAAGCTATTGTATGCCGAGATCGTAGGGCTGACAAACGTAAAAGGCTATTGCTACGCCAGCAACGCCTATTTTGAGAGATTGTATGATGCGAGTACCAGAACAGTGCAGGGATGGTTGAAGCATTTGCAGGATTGCGGCTATATTGAGATCATCCAGGTGGGCGGCGGTGCCGGTGAGCAGCGCGCCGAGCGTCGCATCTGTCCGCTGGTTGGGATGACGATAGCACCGCCGACCCCCGCAAAAATCTGCGCCACCCCCGCAGAAAATTGCGGGGGGACCCCCGCAAAAAAATGCGCAGACCCCCCGCAAAAAAATGCGGGTAGATTATTACAAGATAATATTACTACAAGAGAGATTAACGCGGGCGCGCGGGCGCGCGAGAACGGGGACGTTTTGAGCATCCTCTTGAGTGGATTCCCGGACGGATGCGGGGAGCGGTTGCGTCAAGCGCTGAAAGATTTTGCCGCCGCCCGCGCGGCGGGCAAGCATCCGCTGACGGCCAGGGCCGCCAAGCTCGTATGCTCTACCCTGCAACGTCTAGCCGATGAGGCTGGCGTCCGTGACCGCTACGGCTACATGGCCGCCGTGCTGGAGCAGAGCATTCTACGAGGGTGGGAGGGGCTTTTCCCCCTGAAAGATGATTTTGTGGATAAAGCCCCGGCCCAGCGCCCCGCCAACACGGCAGATCGCCCGCGTGAGATCGGGCCGGACACCGACATCACTGATTTTTTGTGAGGCTGAACGATGCAACAAGCAAACCTGACCCGCCAGCAGACAACGCAACGCGCGTTTCTTGGCGCGGCGCTGATGAACCCGGACGGCGCGCGGGATTACGTCACAAGAATGGTCCCGGCTATGTTTGAGGATGGCGTCTGTCACGACATTTTCGCGGCGATCCAGCAGTTGATCTACAGCGGCAGCCCAGTGGACGTCATCACGGTCATCAACACAGCGGCCAACGGACGCCCGGCGGATGATGTGAAAGTGGCCGTCATGCAGATGGCCGAGACCTGCCCCAGCGTCTCTAACATCGGCAGCTATGCAGCACAGATACTTGAGGATCACCGCTACAGATTGCTGAGCGGCGATCTGATGAAGTGCCTGGCTAAAGATGCGATGGACAGTGACGGCATCTGCCGTCAGCTGCGCCGCACCCTGGCGATGCAGGACGCAATCCTCAGCACTCAGACCGACAGCACGGCCAGAGACTTCGACGCGGTGCTTGATTCCGCCCTGGCCCGCCTGGATGAGCCGGACGACAGCCTAAAACTGGGCTGGCCCGAATTGGACAGGTACGGCGTTTTTGGTCGGCAGCGTGTGTGCGTTGTGGCCGGGCGGCCTGGGTGCGGCAAAACGGACTTTTCGCTCAACCTGGCGTCACGCCTGTCCAAAAAATACAAGGTCTACTACTTGACCCTGGAGGAGACCGCTGAGGCGCTGATGGACCGCATCCTGTCCAAAGTGGCGCGGATTGATTCCGGCAAGATCACCAACAAGAATCTGAACCCGCACGAGCGGCAGATTATCGACAACGCCGCCGCCCGGCTCCGGCAGCATCACAACATGATGCTGGACGCGGACAGCAATCTCACCATTGACGGCCTGGAGGCCAAGCTGATCCAGCACAAGCCGGACATCGCCTTTATCGACCACATCGGCCTGTTAAGCCCCACCGACCCCCGGCAGACAGAGTATCAGCGTATCAGCGAGATCACCCGGCGGCTGAAAGTGGCCGCCATGAAAATGGGCATCGTCATTGTGGAGTTGTGTCAGATCAACCGCTCCGGCGTAAAAGGCAATGAGGGCCGATTCTGCAACCTGGAGGATCTGCGCGGCTCCGGTACGATTGAGCAGGATGCCAACAGCGCGATCTTCGTGGAGAACAGGCGCACCGAGGACAGCAAGGTGCTGCGCGGCGAGGACGCCTATCAAGATACCGCCGTTATGTACGCCAAGAACCGAGAGGGGCCGACGGGCGTTGTGTCCATGAGATGGCAGCCCCAATACCATCAATGGCAACCCGCCCCTAAAGAGGATTTCGAAGAAGTCGACCAGATGAACTGGCCGCAATAACACCCGCCGCCCCGGCGGGACAGGAGGATTACTATGATAAGCATTGCAATTATCAACTTGAAAGGCGGCGTCGGGAAATCCGTCACCGCCTGCAACCTGGCCGCCGAGCTGGCCGCCAAGAGCAAGAGCGTGTTGGTGGTCGATCTGGACAAACAGGGTAACACAAGCAAGTTTTTCGGCGTCTTGGACTACGACAGCCCCAGCATCGCAGAGATTATGCTGGGAGTGTGCCGCGCGCCGGGTGCCGTGGTAGGCACCAACCTGGCCGCCGTCAATCTGATTCCCTGTGACATGAGGATGCTTAAAGCAAACCGCATGATCTTGATGGACAACGGCCCGCGCCAATACCATCTGCGCGATGCCCTCAAGGACGTAAGCGCCAACTATGACTACTGCATTATGGACTGCCCGCCAGACCTTGACATGGGCAGCATCAACGCCCTGTGCGCGGCTGACTGGGTCATCATCCCGGTGGACTGTGATGAGTGGGCCTGTGATGGAATGCGGGAAATCATCGACCAGATCGAGCAGGTGCAGATAGACTACAACCCGCGCCTTAAAATCATGGGCGCGCTGCTGACGAAATACCGCCGCACCCGGTACGCGGCAGACGTTATCCACACCATTGCTGAGAAGCTGCCCGGCCTGGCCCTGCTGCCCACGGTCATCCGCTATACAGTGAGGGTCAGTGAGGCCAAGAGCGCACACAAGCCGCTGCGCACGTTCAGCCCGGATTGCACGGCGGCCCTGGATTATAAGGCACTGGCCGAAAAGGTTGAGAGCATCGTGTCCAACGTGGACACAGAGGAGGATTGAACCATGAGCAAGGGATTTTCTATCAACGACATTCTCGGCAGCGGTGCGAAAACCGCAGCCCCGGCGGGTCAGAAAATGCAAGTCGTCATGCTGCCGGCAGCCGATATTGAACCGAACCCGGAAAACAGCATCTACGAGATCGGCGATGTCTCCATGCTGAAAGCCGACATTGCCGAGCGAGGATTGCGCAGCCCGCTGGAGGTCCTGCCCGCCCAGAACGGCAAATATATGCTGCTGGCCGGACACCGCCGTTGGACCGCGTGCTGTGCGCTGACGGCTGAGGGTGTGACCGGGTTTGAGGTCCTGCCCTGTGTTATCCACCAAAGCCAGGGCGCGGATGATGACCTGATCGCGCTGATCACCTCCAACGCCACGGCGCGCGAGCTGACGGACGGCGAACGACTCCGGCAGTACATCGCCCTCAAACAGGCGCTTGAGCGCAAAAAGGCGGCGGGCAGCCTGGGAGGGCGCGTCCGTGATGAGATGAGCCGTATCACCGGCGACGGCACCGGCACACTGGGGCGGCTGAATGCCATTGCCAACAACTGCGTGCCGGAGGTTCTGGCGATGGTGGAGCACGGCGAGATCACCATGACGCGGGCCTATGAGTGCAGCAAGCTGTACAAGGTGCAGCAGGTAACATACGCAAAAAACAACTATGCTCCCCTGCCGGAGGCGAGCGATGAGGTACAGAAAGCCGCAATCCTGTATATTGTTGATGAGGGCATGGCCGATCAGCTGAGGGGATTGGATTACGTCCAGTGCTGTGAGTGGAATTATGCGGACGGGGGCAAGTTTGATGCACAGAAAATGCAGACCGTGACGTTGGACATGACTGATAATGTCGCCAACGCTATCCTGCGCATCGCCCCGGCAGGGCGGACATCGTTCACCGTTGAACAGCTGGACCCGGCGGATCAGAACGAGGTCATCGCCAAGAGCTGCATCTATTCATCCCGACTGTACCGCACCGCGCGCAGCCGCTATATTGACAAAAAAGCGCTTGAAAAATATAAGGCCGAGGAGAAAGCGAAAAGAAACGCCGAAAAGGCACGGCATGACGCCGCTGAAAAATGGCTCGTACTGGCTCGGCAAGAATTGGCCGACTTCGACAACTGGAAGCTGACGGCACGCCACAAGGATTTAGGGCTGACGATCCGTGAGCGCAAAATGTTCGACGGCGGGCGGCTCATCATCGCGGTGGATGACATGGGGCGATATGACGGCCCGGTGGATGGGTTCCCGTATCGTGAGTGCTTTTCTGTCCGCCTCGGCCCGGACGGTGAGCGCGCAGGCCGGGACGGAGATGTCAATGCGCTTGAGTGGTATAAGCGCTGGTACAGCACCGGCGCGGGCATTGAGGGCTACATTGCCGAGGACATCCAGCGGGCCGCGCGGGAGGCGAAAAAGAAATGAACAGCGGATTTTGCGGGATTCCCGGCATGAGCCAGCCGCATCTTGACAGGTGCGAGGGGTGCGCCCACAATAAGGGGCTGTTTAACCTGGATTGTGAGTTGTACTGCTACGGCGTCGAAAAGACGGACGGCGCGGGCATTGTGCTGGAATGTGATGACTTTGAACCTTCTCCGGGAGGTGATGCCCAATGACCTATGATGAGTGCATCGTGTGGCTGAACCGCTACCACGATGCCCGGCGGGTGGAGCCGCGCTTGCGGGAACGGCTCCGGGAAGAAAACCGCCGCGCCGACTACGCCCGCGCCCTGCGCCCACCCGGCGGGGCCGGTGAGATTGACAGTGCGCTGCTGAGCATCAACACCCGGCGCGAGAAGCTGGCCGCCCAGCTGACGGACGGCGAGGCCGCCAGGGTGGAGATTGAGAGCGCCATTGCTCAGCTGGAGGATGCCCTAGAGCGCGAGGTCCTACAGATGCGCTACATCGACGGGCGCACCAACCGCCAGATTGCGGTGCGCATGAGGATCACTGAGCGCTATGTGCGCAAGCTCCATCGGCGGGCAATTTTCAAAATTATAAAATTAGTTCCGCCTAGTTCCGCCCCAGTGTGTTAAGCTGAGGGTGTCGGGCAGGTAGGGGCTTGATGCTCGACGGTTTGCTCGTTTGTATAATCCTCCTAAGCGGATAGTCGCCCCACATCGGGGCGGCTATTTTTTATATCTGGGTTGCAAGGTTGCAGGGTTACGGGTACGCCCGGCGGTTCGATTCCGCCAGCCTGGCCATAGTTAATCTCCTATTTCATAGCTGGCAGCCGGGAAAGACCGGCAACATACCGCACAGCCGCCCGCCCAGTTCCCCGGCGGGATGAACCTTGACAGGTGCAAGACCTGTGTGCGGGTACGCAGTGCCGTTGATGTGGTTAAACACAGCGGATGACGGACGGCAATAGACCGTCATGCCCGGCGGGCGGGAGAGCCTCACCTACACCGAGACAAAAGAAACTCCGTCTCGCGCCGCTGGGCATCTATGATAATTTTACGCCCCGGCGGGTGGAGGTGCAGCGCGTGTCCAGTGTGGACACGCAAACAGTATGCGGGAGTTTGCCAAAGCGTTTTACAAGAGCAAAGCGTGGCAGCGCTGCCGCGATGGGTACGCCGCCAGCGTGGGCGGATTGTGTGAGGATTGTCTGGCCAAGGGGCTGTATCGCCCCGGTGAGATAGTCCACCACATGACAGAGTTGACGCCGGACAATATCAACGATCCGGCGGTCTCGCTGTCATGGTCCAACCTGAGGTTGCTGTGCCGTGACTGTCACGCAAAGCGCCACGGCGCGCGGCGTAGATACCGTGTGGACCCGGCGGGGCGAGTGACGTCGAGGTGGTGACCTCCCCCCGGTCAAAAAAACGAGCGGGGGTGTGGTAGACCGGGCCCCAAAGTTCGGAAAAACACTGAAAAGAGTGTAAAGGGGGTGTTGTTGTGGGGAGAAAAGCAAAAACTACGCTGATTCAAGAGGAGTACAACAGGATCATGGCGCACTACGCCGACCTGCCTAAAAATCAGATGGCGATTGTGGAGCCGCTGATCCAGAACGCGGCATTTATGAAAATCACACTCGACGATCTGCAAAAATCCATCAACGCCGACGGGTGCAGCGAGGAGTACAT